TAATCAAGTCTATCAAATCCATTGAATAAATGAATTCGATAGTTATTCATATTTTGTGTGAAATCTCCGTAAATTATAAACTCGTTTTTTCCTTCTATTAGATTAATCATGACATAAAAAAAGCGGCACGATTCCTCGCACCGCTCGTATTTAAAAGGTTAATTGATTAAAGAGCTGCATTAAATTCAAATCCACCTATTGTCGCAGTGCCACCAGGTTGAACTGAACGAATAGCATTAGAACTTGTTAAGCTTATTGCTGGCATAGGATCCGCTTCCATAGATTGGAACGTGAATGTATATCCGTTCATATCTCCGATAGCTTGACCGCCTTCACCTACCATTGTAGATAAAACCGCACCACGAACATTACCTAATAACCAATATTGATCCATGTTATCTAAAACAATAACACGAATCTCACGATTTTTTGCAAGTAACATGAATTCGTTTCTTTTTGTAACGTCTCTTTTTGAGATGTTAACGCTTAATTCAGTCGTATAGAAAACAGTTCCATTTGCGTTTGAAATAGTTGCCGTTTCTGTTAATTTCGCTGTATCTTTTGCGAATTTATATTCAAAGAAATTACCACCAGTTCCATTAGCTATAGTAACCTCACCAGCTATTACTGCTTGAACATCAAATGGTATATTTGCTCCCTCAGCATAAACATAGATTGAACGCACACCACCTAAGGCATTCATGCAATCTAAAGGGATTGTTTGTAAAATACTACAAGCCATAATTTATTTTAAATTTAAAAGTTATAAATAAGGGGCTTTTTACACCCCTTGTTTTTGATTAAAGATTTGATACTACTTGTGATGCATAAACCGCAGTTCCTAATCTGAATTTAGCATTGAAATTCATGATATCATCCGCTTCATTGTAGTAGAATTTGAATGTATCCATTTCATCTAATAAACCAGTTCCAAAGAAAATGTATTTTTTAGGAGCTAAGATTACACGTGCTGGATCATTGATACCAGGTGCTGCGAAAACTGTGATGTTTGTACCTGGGAAAACGAATGAGCTAGGAGCATTAACACCACTTGCATTTGATACTTGTGCAAATTGTCCGATAACTGAAGCGCCTGTGTTAATCAATGCAGCAACCAATGCTTGATAGTTAGCATATGAAGTATACATGATTAAATCATCTTCAGTTTGTAAAGCTGGCGTTAATGAACCAACGTTTAACCAAAATTCAGCGATAGCTGTTGAAGTTGTCCATTGTGTGTAAGCACCAGCTGAATTGATTGAACCTTGAGCATTTTCAGTTTGATATAATAAACCTGTTAATGTAGCTCCGTCTCCTTGCCAAATTGTATTCTCAACATACTTAGCGATATTAGCCATTTTGTTGTTTGCGATTAATTCAGCAAAAGGTACTGTCTCTTGTTGAGCACCCGCACCTAATTGAGAAGATGTCCATTTGCTTCTTAAATCTTCAGGGCACATTTGCTCTTTTAACATTTTAGAACCTACAACTAAAGGAATTTGAGAGAATACTGTTGCGTTTGAACCTACTTGGCCCGCTGCAAATCCACAAGTTGCATCTTTGATGTCAACTGTTGAATTCATTAAGTTAATAGATGAAGTTCCTGCTGTTTTACCTGCTTCGATTGTTACGAATTCGGTAGTAAATGATTTTAATAATGCTGCACTAATTAGGTCAGTACTTAATTGGTCAGTATATGCTGGTAATGATGATACGTTAAATGACATAGTTTATTTTTTTAATTGGTTTTTAATTTCTTTTAATTTTTCTAATCTTGAAAATGTTGTTTCGATAACTTCGTTATCAGTTTTTTTAATTGGTGCAACCGCTGGCGCTTTTGAAAATGAGTTTACTCTTTCTTTCAAAGTAGCGATTTCAGTTCCTAATTCGCTAATTGATTCATAAACTAATTGCAAAGGATCAACCGATGGAGCTTCGCTAGATGCTTCAATCGATACTTCTACTGGTGCTTCAGGTGCAATTTCTTCAGGCATTTCAGCTTCTGGCATTCTTACTACTTCAGTAATTACGCCTAGATCATCTGTCATGAAGATAGTCCCGTCTACTAATGTGTGTTCACCAGCTCCAACTGGGTTATTTTCAGCGTCAAAAACTGGATAACCTACTTCTAATTTTTCAGTAGATAATTCAGTTCCATCAACTAAAATTAATTTCTCTAAAGACACTTCTACGCCTAGTAGTGCTCTAATTTGGTTTAATTTAATCTTGTACATATTGGTATATATTTAATTTAAAGTTTTTAACAATTTATGTGAATAACTATTTATTTATTATCGGGTAAGAAACCATGGTTTGGCTGGTCATATGGAGCCGTACCCGCAAGCCCTGGCGCTTTACCTTTATTAATTACTTTCTCTTTTGCATTAATGTAATATTTACGCCAAAAATGTTTGCAATTCGCACCACCCGAATATTTCCATATATCATAAATATCCGTACCACGTGGCCCGAAGCCAGGGTTAACTGGCGCCTGTGCGATTGCTCTAATTTCCTCAAATGTAAAAAACGTTTCTAATGATAGCATGGTTCTACAAAAGATTCTTTCTGCAGGTGGCCCATCGTACTTGTAGACCGTCAATCCTTCTTTATATCCTTGTGGTGGGATAAAATTTTCATCGTATTCTACCACATCAAATTCTTCCATTTCACTTGCTTTGATACCTAAAGTCTTCGCAAGTTCAATGGCTTTATCTTCGTCAAATTCCATGATTCCTTTTATCTTGTTGAATAACTCTTCATTCTCATATTCTTCAAATACACCTTCAACACTAAAGCCTTTTAACTCTCCGTTCTTAACTCTTTTCCATGTTTCTTTGTCTTCTACTTGCATGCTTACCATCCACGTTCCAACGGGCACATCGTAGCCATATTTCTGAATAGCCTTATCGTTTTCATCTTCTACTATCCACGATTCATAAACGTAGGTACCCGTTTTCTTAACATTCTCATGGTCTTGATTGATGTCATTTGTGCGAGCTTCTTTCATGAATTTTTTAGCAATCTTTAAAATAGTTTCTTTGCTAAATATTACATCGTAGTAATTCCCATTATCGTCAACTCGAATTATTTTTAAATCGGGTATCATTGCTGGCCCAATAACAATTTGCAAATCATTATCAAACCTGTATTTTTCAGTTTCTTTTTTGAAGTACATGAAGTCTACTTCGATGGCTGGCTCCTCAACAAGTGAAATTTTATCCACTCCACCTTCATCGCTAATTACTAATTCTATTAATTTTCTATTCATATTATAAACGTGCTATTTGTTTAAGTTTTAAATTGGCTTCAATTTGACTTGTCATTTCAGAAGCTACTACATATGTCTTAAATATAGGATTTGCGTTATTTTGATTGCCAAACGCTACACCGCCACCCGCTTGATTGATATTTGATAATAAATTACCAAACATCGCAGTCGATTTTGCATTAATTACAGATTCACCATTTGATAAATTTGCAATGATAGAATCACTTGTTGAGGTTCCCATACCTTGAACCAATCCACCCGTTGCGAATTTGGATGGTGCTGTTTTGCCAGGGCTTTCTGCATCTGATTTTGTATTGTTAATTTCTGCTATACTTTTACTAGCTTGTGCAATGATTGAAGCAATACCGATTGCACCGCTTGCCGTATTCAATGCCACTGGTGCTGCTGCTGCCGTACCGAATGAAAGTATAGATGCTGGATGTCCTGTAAACTTAGCGTTTGTTGCAAATGTAGATGCTATAATTGAAGCTATTGAAGCCGCCTTTTCTAAAACGATTCCACCGATTGCAGCTTCTTTACTATTGCCAGCTATTTGTTGTAAAAGTTGACCAGCTTGACCAGCTACCTCAATGCCTTTGTTAATCGTATAGTCTTTGTAATCTAATTCAGTTTTGGCAATTAATTTTTTTTGCTCTGCAATTTCTTTTTCGATTGCAATGGTAGATTCTCCATTTGCTTTTAATTTATCTCGTAAATCTTCATAATGCTTTAATACATTATTTTGCTGGTCTAAATTATCATTATTTTCTTGTTGAATTATTGCAACCGCCTTATTGTAATTATCCTCTGCAATTTTTTGTTTTGTTTCTGCTATTTGTTTGTCAATCTCAATCGTAGATTTTCCGTAATCTTCTTGAATAGTTTTTAGATGTTCGTAATGTTCTAATTCTTTTTGCAAACTAACTTCATAATTTGCATCTTCAAGATTCATGAATTCAATCGACTTATTATATTCAGCTTCTTTGTCGGTTTCAATAGCTTCCGACATTCTTTTTGTATTACTAAGGCTTTCTTCTTCTAATGCTTTTTTTCTTAAATTAAGGTCTTTTATTTGATTGATTTCTTCAAGCTTTCTTCTATGCTGTAATATAGCTTTTTTAGTAGCACTATCCGCTTCTAAATCTTCACGTTCTTTGATTGATAAATTAAGGATATTTTTATCTTTTTCAGCTTGTTCTTTTAATCTTTGTTCTTCTTTTAATTGTGCATCTTTTTTCTTTTGTTGTTCTTCTTTTATTTTTCTATCTTGTTCGTCTGCTGCTTCTTTATTTTTTCTTTTTTGTTCATCTGCTGCTTCTTTTTGAGCATTTGTTTTTTCTTGAGCTAATCCTACATTTAAATTCCTTTCAGCTGCTAAAAGTTGAGCGTTTGCATTTTTAACATCGTCAACTCTTAATTTATTTGTTTCATTATCAACTTTATATTTATTCTCAATAGATTTTAATTCCTTTTCATTTTCTTCTATTCTTTTCTCAACATTTAAAGTCCAACCTCCTTGATTTTTAGTTTCTTGTAATTCAGCTTGTAATCTTGCAGCTAATTTTTTTCTTTCAACTATTTCTAGGTATTCAGCCAATGCAATTTCGTGAGTTGTTTGGTAATTCTTATTTGCTATTGATTGAGTTGCTTTTGCATTTGCAACGGCTGTTTTTAATATAGTAATTTCACCAATTCCTTGGGCTCTCATTAATCTATATTGATATTCCTCATCTAACTTTTTTGCCTCAATAGATTTCTTTATTTCTTCATTATTTTTTTTAGTAGCTTCAGTATGTTTTTTCAAAGCTTCAGCCGCTTCGTCAATTTTAGGCTTTGATTTTTGGAACATTTCAATTAACACATAACCAGCCGCAACCAATCCCGAAATCGCTAACATTGTAGCACCAAGAGGACTAGCAGCCATTGCCGCATTCCACAGCCTTTGAGCTGCTGCACCTAATTTTTGTACTATAATGCTTTCTTTAATTACCGTATTTAATCTTTTAAAGCTATCAATACTTTCACCCAATGCTTGAACACCGCTTGCAAATGCCATAGCACTTTGAACTTTTAAGATAGCTTGTTCAACATCTTTGCTTTTAGTTCCAAGTAATCCCATTACACCAGTAACCGCACTAAATCCACCAGCCACACCTGTAAGCGCTCCACTCAATGCTTTGAATTTAGCATCAGGATTGAATGCATCTGTTAATCCTTTAGCATCTCCCATTCTATCTTTTAAGATAGCTGCTGCCTTAGCCGCTTCTACGGCTTCTTTAGATGTCGCTCCAAACTTTTCTGAAAGTATGGCTACGTTTGCCGTTGCTTCTTTAAGTTGTTGTCGTAAACTCTTTACACTTTCATCTACTTGATTCAATCCACTTAGGTCGGATGTGGTATTAATTCCTATATTTATTTCGTTTGCCATAGTTTAATTTTAAGGTATTATTGATATTGATTCTCCCACTCTTACTAACTCCACTTTACAACTTGTTTTTTTCCCAACTTGATAATCGGTTATTTTGTTAACCATAAACCAACTATCTTTTATAAATATTTTATCATTAAATCTTAAATCAAAAATATTACTATAATCTAAAATGATATTCATTTCTAATATGCGCCCAAATGGATCGTATGTGAAGTTGTACCATTTTAGCCAGTAGTTGTTAAACAAGTCATTAATCGTTCTCATTGGGGGATTTGTAACCACTCCTGTAATAGGCCACAAAGGTGCTGAATTACGCCATGCAAGGTCGTCAAATGTAGTAGTATTAAAAATACTATATTGACTTACTAAAGGATATTCATTCCAATGAATAGTAGTATTCGCATCGTTTTTAATGTGCCATTCTAAAGGCGCTGCTACCATTCCATTGTAGTAAACTAATCTCAATTTTGGAACTATCGGAGTGCGCTCCGTGGTTGTATCTTTAGCAATGTGTGGGATTAAAAATTTAGCTGCAAGTTTTTGGTTTGCACTTGCGCTGGTTTGAGCGCTGGCGTTCCCAATCGGTAGCAATGGCGTAGGCGCAAATAACGATTGCGTTACTTTATTACCAACTATATTTTCATTTTGACTATCAATGTCTAATTGTCCAAATGTTCGCTTAGTTGCTAACTGAAAATTGTAATTTACATAGTCACTATCTTCGTCATCTAAAAAAGTGTTTGACCTAGTTTGACTTTCAAACAATGGTTTACTTTGAATGTCAACATTACCATCTACTAAATCCGTCCAATCTCTTTGCGCTCCTTGTTCTACCCAATCCACCCACGGCGTAATTATGAAATGTTTTGATTTTGTTTTGGATGGCTCTAATACCAGGTTAAATCGTTCAATTATAGCCTTTAAAAAGTCAATATTTTTAACGTTGTTTGGTAGGTAATTATTCAATACATTGATATTGTCAACCGTTGTATTTTGAGTTAGTGTAACATTCTCAATAGATGCAAGTCCTGGTATTATTGATGGTGCATTTACTCTAAAAATAAGCTCATCACCAATTGCTGCTTGTGCATTGTAAATATTAAAAGTATGATTAAAAGTATATAGATAGTTTTGTACTGGTGGCGTATATGTAAAACTTTGAGTTGCTATTACGGCTGGTATTGGTAAACTTAAATTGAATATTTCAATACTAAATGTAACTGGCGTAGTTGTAGCAAATTGTCTATAACCGCCTGCAATATTGAATGTAAAATAATCTACTAAAGGAGTTTGAAAGGTTAAAGGAACTGTGAAAACTGATGTGCTATTATTGAATGAATTTGCCGTGTCATAAATCTCAAACGGCAATGCAATTTTTGTTATGCCTAAATTCAAACTTTGATTCGCATATCCTTTCGCTTGAAACTTAGGAGTTTTTCTATCTATCGCCGTATCGGTTTGTTCTGTAATTATATATTGACTTGTAAAGTCTGAACCGCTTAAAAAGTCACTCTCATATGTATATCCACTCCCATCAAAAATAGCATCAAGTAAAACCTTAGCACGAATTACGGGCTTAAATTGTTCTACCGATAATGGGTTTAAATTACTTGTAAATCCTTTTTTTGAGTTAGTACCATCAAATAAAGACAAAGTACTTTGAACTGGTCTTCCATCTAAGTAATCATAACCCCACTCAATCAAAGGATATATAATGTCTCCTAAAAATAAGTTTTTACTCCAACTATCTACAACGTTAACATAGCTTTTAACATGATTGTATGCTGTAAGGTTTAAGCTATTCATGAAACTCCCACCAATAGCTGCACTAAAGTCTGACACCTCTCCAAAAAAAGTAACCTCATATTCAACATTCCTATCACGATTGTTTGTGATTATGTTACTCAATCGAATACTACCAACGGCAATCGTCACGTTGCTATCTTCAATGTATGATTCAATCTTTTTAGTTGCATCAAAACTTTGTGCATTGATGTTAAATGCACTCTTAAAAAACAAGTTATTATTTGCCGTGTTTGGTACTCTGAATGTTTGCGAATATGTCGATGGATTTGCAGTCGGTTCCATTATGTCAGCTACTGACATATTCAATTTTATAGGATTATTCTCGATTAAATCTAATAAAATAAATCCACTAGTAATTTTAACGTATAATCTCATTAATTTATCTTTTGATTTTGGTTTAAGAATATCTCAAATTCCCCCTGTACTAATTTTACTTGTTTTATATTCTTTGTTTTGTAGCTTGTTTGACCTATTCGAACGCTATAAGGTACCGCAACGTTATAAGCGCTATCATTAAAATAAGCAATAACATTTGGGCTCTTTTGCAATCCTTCAAGTAAGTTAACTTCATCCTGTGTTAACCAATCCGTGTTCAATGTCCACGATGTCATTGCTTGCTTATTGTAGATAACATCACCGCCTTTTGTTTGCAATGTGTATGCTGGTATAGATACGTAGGTAGGCACGGGACTAAGCTCCGACCAATTCATTGTTTCTTGATAGTAGTTGTCATTCGTAGTCGATGTTTCCTTCTCCATGAATGCAGTAAAGTTCATGTAATCTCGACCGCCTAAGTCATTTAACCAACTTAATCGAACACGAGTGTATAACGTATCGCAATCTTCTAGCATTGTAAATCTACTAACTTGTGTAATAGGAATGTCTGGAATGCATCCATTACCACTTGCATGATTATACATTTGAACTTCAATATATTCACCTTCGCTCATTGTATATGACATACCCGTATTTATGTTAATCATATCCATCAAAGATACCAATCTACATTGCGCATGAAGTATATCAAATTCAGCGCTTAATTGGTTACCTACTACGTCACTACATGAAAACTTTTGCGCATATCCCCATTGGGCACTTACTTCAATAGGTAAGTTAGTTACAATCGGATTGTCGTACTTATCAAAGTAACTCAATACCATGAATGCAATATAACTATCGTCTAAGTTGTTTGGGTATTGAGTCCAATTTATATAAGACAATACATTCATGTCATTATAATAAACCTTTTGTTTTAAAGGTGCATAATTTAACGGATATGCTAAGTCTGAATAAGCTATTGCATCACCCCAATCGTATGATTTTCCACGGGATGGTAATATCCCATAACCACCACTACCTAAAATTCCGTTTGACATTCCATCCTGTTGAAGTCTGAAATCTAAGCCACTATTCCATACATGCACTGGTATGCTAAAATGATTTTGCACCGTTCTTGCAAATAGATAATAGTTTGGATTACCTATGCCACCCGTTCCATTGTATAAGACACCACCATACTCCTCACCACAAATTACAAACGCTCTTAAACTTGAATTGGTATTATCTGCAAAAATAAACGAATATAAACTTGTGTCAATCGTTGTCTCGGGTATAATATCATTCTTTAAATTAGATTGACAAATTTGACTAATATCAACCATACCAGCACCGCTCGGGTTTGGTTTAACTTTTAATCTTATTTGAAATGTTGAATTTATATAAACATCAAACACATAACTAAAATTTGGTTGACTTATTTCATCACTAGTAACACTCCATATAATCGGATTGTATGTTCCTTGTAGGTAAGATGGTGCGTAATTAATTGTTGTTATCATTTTTATTCTTTTGGTGGGCTAAAAAATTATAAGCCGTGATTAATTCTATTTTGGTAACTTCTTCGATTTTGAGGATGTCGTCTTTAGCAAGGTAGTAAATAAACGCATTCCAACCTCGAGCGCAACGGATGTCAGCACGTTCAAGATTTTCTTTTTCTTCTCCGCTTTCGGTTTCTCCGAAAAGTCCTTTATAGCTCCTTTCAAGTTGCCCAATATATTTAAAAAAAAAACTGCCGTGTTTAATGCCACCTTAACTGGCATTTTTTCTGCAAATAATTCAGCACGAGCTTCAAACGTATCGGGATTAAATGGTTCTACTACGAAAGGTAATTTGCTTTTTAATGGTCTATAAAGTATAGCCATAATCTTATGTAGATTGAAATTTAATTTAGGATGGTTTTTTAATATGTCAATATCTGCCATCTCTCCAACGCTCAATTTCTTAACGTCTATTAAGCCATACGATATACCTTCAATAGTCACGATGTTATCAATCGAACCATCTCCTAAATCAAAACAATTTTTTACAAAGTCATTCCAAATACCATCAAGTACATTCGCTGGTATTATTCTAATTTCTTCTATGTCGCAACCACTAACAATACGGATAACTTCCATGCGGTCGTGAATACTTGCATCGTCTTTGATTAAGTCTGAAATCTCAATGAATTTCTTAATTGATATGCTGTTAATTTTCTTTATCATGATGTTGCTCTACTTGTTTTAGTTGTTACGCCTGTTAATAATTCCACTATGTCAGCTCCTACTGTTTTTTCAAGTTTGCTAGCGAAGTACTCGATTAACTCGGTTGCATCTGCGCTTAACGATGTCCAATATCTTGGCAATATTCCTTTGCCAGTATGACCTGGTTTCGGATTCCATTTAGGCATTATAAATTGACTCATTCCATAGCTTGCTTTGTCTGCATTGCTATACGTTCCTAAATCCACGTACACGCCATAATAGATATAGTAAAATGACAATGCAGGGTTTCCGTTCTTAGTTACTACCTTATATCTTATCGACCGCTTTAGCTTACCAGTTTTTACTGGCGCTTGTGCCTTCATGATATTAAGTATTTCTTGGCCCAATGATTCGAGCGCCTTAGTAACTTGTCTAATATATAACTTTTGCGGATCCATTAATTAAAAGGATTTTCGCAAAGTGTGAACGGACTAATAACCTCGATTATAATTCGTGTTGTATAACCAGCCACGCTATTCACAAATGATTCGTCAAATATCATTGATGTCGTTGGTAATTGAATGTTATATCTAAATCCTTCCCAATCGGTAAGGTTAAATTTGCTTATTATGTCTCTTGTAATTTCTAAGCATTGAGATTGCGTTATTACTTGTAATTCTAAGTCATCTTTGCAAAGGTCAAATACTACCATGTCAAACTCGAATTTAGTAGATTGACCATTCATTACTGCTGTGGATGGTACTAAGTGAACCGCAATGTATTCGTACGAATTTGTATTTGGCCCATCGTTACCAGTCGGTTGCTCAATGGCGCTTATATCACCTACTCTAAACGACTTAACCGCCTTATGAGATAAGCACAATGTTTTTAAATCCTTAATTAATATTTCGTATATAGAGCCTTGCATGGTTATAAATATATTTTATCTGTAAAATTACATACCTTTTCGATAAAAACCATAAGTTCCTTTACTCGGATTGTCAAGGTTGTATATCACATTGTATCTAATAGCGTCTATTATGTGATTCCAGTTATCCACATATAGCTTTGAACCTTTGTTCAAATAACAATAATTGTTTAACTCTTTAGCTATGTTAGTGCTATTCGGTTCAACTATAATTTTCAAATCTTGCATTCGAACAATCCCGCTTTCAATCGTTCCTTTCTTAACCGCTTGGATGTTTATCTTCTGAAATCTTAAATCATCAATCAATCTAGGCTCGGCGCTATCTGCTATAATCAAACCGCCTTTTGTCTTTTCAAGTAGCATCTTACTAAGCTCATGAGTCTTAAGCCCACGTTGGTAAATATGCTCTTTAACATATAGCAATTTGTTTTTAACATCAATAGCCACTTCAGCTAATGCATCAGGATCAATCGAGAATCCAAAGTCCATACCGAAAGAAGTTTGAAGATAGTTAGGATTGAACGTTCCAAACTCCCAATTAGTAAACACCACTCCATCGGCTTTCTCAAGCCAGCCACCCAAAATAACATGATTGTATTTGTCGGGATTATGTAACTTAATTTTCTCAACCTCTTGTAAGAAAGAAACGCCTAAATTTTTGATGTTATCCTCGTAGGTAGTATGTATGTATGTCGTATTGCCTTTCGTTCCGTTAAAGCCTTCTTTGATGCCTTCTTGTTCAAAAAACTTTCTATATATCCAATGTTCTTTTGTGGCAGGGTTTAAGATTAATATAATCCTATTTTGCTTATCGTTTGAACGTATTGAAAGGTTAATCTTATCAAAGGTCGATTCGTCAACTAACTCCTCGGCTTCATCTAGTACCCATGTTGTCACGCCTTGCAATGATTTGAGGTTTGCCGTTTGGTCACCACTCGAAGTCTTTAAGCCTTTAAAAAATATTTCACTATTTGAGTTTTTATTTTTTATTTCACTCTTTGATATACTGAATAGGTCCTCTAATTTTAACAGCTCTATTTTCTCTTTAAATTCAGGAATGATAGACAAGTGTGCCGATGTCATCGTTTGCCTTGTAAAGAGTATCTTATGTCCTTGTTCGAATGATAATAATGTTATGAACCTACCAACCTCGAATGACTTACCACTACCACGACCGCCCGTAATTACGAAATATCTACTTTTTGAACCAAGTAAATTCCATGTGTTACTGTGCCTCTCCATTATAGAGTTTACTAATGTCGAATTCTTTTATTGTGATGTCATTGTCAATTTGTTGAACTGGTGCGCCATAAGCACTATCTAATACTGCTTTATAAGCATTCGTATCTTTCAGCTCGATTGCCTTCTCGATTTGTGCTTGGTGCATCTTTAATTCTTGGTCGTTCATGTCTAACAACTCTTTCAATATTGTACTGCGATTGCGCTTACCTTTTGGGCGCCCGTTTGGGTTTGCGACCTCTCCTTTTTTAAATGGTGTTAAGTTTTCTAAGTTTGGCATATTTCACTATTTTTTCACTATTTTACAATACTTTAGACAATGCCTTTTGAAGTGATATCATAACTGAACGTATACATGATCCACACCCATTCGGGCTCTTATTAGTCTTATATATTCGATTATGTATATCATATAATACCTTCAATTCATCCATCTTATATCCATGTGTTATATCGAGAATAATCTTCTTATTCTCTAATAATATGTCTTTATCTTCTTGCGTAATTACCATTGTCATTTTATTTCTACTTTGTTTGTTTCTAAAAATTTATATATCTCTTGGGTTAGCTTACCACATAGCCAGGCTTGTGCTTCTTCATCTGTTATGTCTCTCGGTTCGGTTACTTTAACTACTAAATGATATATCTCATGTGCTAATGTGTTATGGGTTAAATAGTCATCATTAATCAATATGAAGTATTCACTCAAATTAAAATAAAATACTATTCCTTCAACTTCATAATCAATCATGAAAGGTTGCTTATTCTTTGTGGATATCCGTTTAATGTCTTTATTGATATCTAATGATAGGATAAAATTTACCTTACAATCATAAATATTCAGTTTTATAGTCTTTCTCATGTAGTTAGTCTTTTGAATAACAACTCCCCAAGATAACTAGCGACAAAACTAAACAAAATAATATAAGGTATTTCAGTTCCATTAATTATCAATACTATCATCGTTATCCAAAATGGGAGGCATGTCGGACACTTTAGTGGTTTTCCTTCTAGGTTTATGTTTGTCAGTATCGACAATATCTTCACTACTTTCGAGTATATCGGATTCAGGATTAACGCTATCGTTGCCATCGATATTAGCGCCGTCAATAATAATAATTCTATCATCTGTATTTAGTTTATTTCGTGAATAATTGATAGTTCTTTCAAAGTCATCTTCATGACAACTGAATATAATGTCTATGTTTTCAAATTTCCATTTCATAGTAGTAAATATATATTTTAGTGCATTTTAATTATAATCGGTAATTTGCCATCAATAACCACTCCACAAGCTATTTGAGGTGGTGCATAGTTCTTAGCGTATGCCATAGCGTAAGCCTTAGCATCTACACCGCAACCGACTTGCATTCCGAATACATTGTTAATATATTCAATGTAGCATTTCGTATGTGTATGGCCCGCAACCACTGACCTAAATTGGTTCTTTGCCTTCATGATTGCCGTTGCGCCTTCTCCGTGTACGTAGTAAACTCCATCAATTACTTTATCAGTAGTAAAATTCCATGTAGGCACTTCAAGTACATCTTTGAATTCCTTAATCCACTTTGCGCTTATTCCGTTAGCTAATGCTTTGCGAGCCACTATCCTGTCGTGATTACCGATTATAACTGTTCCATTTTGGAACGCCTTGTGCCATTTGCGAAGTTTTTTAATAGAAGCATTGAGCTCATCTATTGCGCTCAAACCATCGGGATCCGTGCTATGAAATGAGCTATAATGACTATCAATGATATCTCCTATAAATACTACCTTATCACATTTAAAGTCCTTATATTGTTTTTTACAATGTTCAAGATACCCATCTAAACAAAATGGTTCATGTATATCTCCGATTACTAATACTCTACTCATAGTTTTCTTAGGATTTTACGTACTTTTTTAATGGTAATGTCAACACTTGAACGAGGTATGCCAGTCTCTCTAGATAGGCTTGATATCGTATGTTGTTTGTCTGAAAATATCTTGAATAGTTCTTTATCATACCATGCCAGGTCTTCTAATGCTTTGATATATTCAAGCTCGTTATGGTCGTATTCTTTATAGTCGATTATATCTTCGCTTATCTCATTTGATTTCTGATTAAAAAACATCTTATAAAATGGACCTGTATTCGACCGCCATTGAGTAAGCATTATTCTGACTACATAAAACCTTACCCCACCACTATTTATAATCTCCTCATAGTTTTTCTTACTATATAGTTCTTCTAAAGCATAGTGTAACAAATCCATATGTAGCTCATGGTTGTTAGTAATCTTCTTACTAGCTTCGATAAGTATTGGGTACTCTTGTACTATATCAGTCAATTAGATTCATTTGGAAAACAAAGTTATCGTATTATTAATTGATTAAAATAATATTATGTTCATTCTTAAGCATGAATAACTTTTCTTTAACATCTTCAATATCAACCATGCCATCAGTATTTTTCCATTGTCTAAAGAAATTATGGAATAAATCGAATAAAAAAGCATCTCTATTTTGCGCTTGAAAGTATGGCATTAATTCGTTTTGGTCTTCCCCTGTAATTTTAAATTCTATTTGCATAATGTGTTATATAATTTACTTGTTAATGATTGTGATGTGTAATATAAGTCACGTTATAATTTATACCCTTTTACCCACTTTCTGTTAATATCGGATTTTTTCCATTGAATGTAATCCCGCTTTGTGAAATACGTATCGTCAAACCAATTATCATACTTTGACAATATTATTTCTTTGATGTGCTTTGACTCATTCCAAGATTTTAAATTTACCTTTTCATTGATTGATAAATTTGAAAATAGATTAAATTGTGTTACTATTGGCTTTTGTTTTTTCATATATTAATTTTTAAATGTTTCATCGTACCATTCAATAAAGTCATCAATATTTCGAGCTATAACATAAATACCCCCAGCTTCATTGATTGAGTGCTCATACTTCTTTTGGTCTTCGCTTTGCCTATCTTTGCCATATTTAACCTCGATTTTGACACTTACTCCAAATTTTATACCATTTACTTGCATCGGGATTGTTGCGCTTATATCAGCGCTCCCTTTCGTTCCTGTGCCCTTTTGCCAGCTAACTGAACCAACTACCCTAGTAAATCCTAAAACATCTTTAACTGTCTTTGTATTGTCAACTCTACGGCCCATTGTGTTTATCCTTTCAGCTTGACCGCCTTTGAATGTTATCCAATCAATAATGCACCTGGTTAATCCATTCGCTCCATTATCGGTTTTAGTGTAATGACTAAAACTTTTGATGTCATCTTCCGTCCACGATGGGTACTTTCTGATTAGATGTTCTCGCTTTGCTTGTAGGAATCTTTTTTTGGTTTCTCTATTCATGTTAAAATTTATTTTTATTGATAATCAATGAGTTATATATTATGATTTTAAACTCATTTTAAACTCGGTTTAAAGTTGGTTTAATGGTTCAAATGTAGTGTAGTAAAGGTTTTCAGCATATTTTTAAACTAATTTTTTAAACTTTTGAAAAAATGATAATTTTTTATTTTTTTAATTTTACTTTTTAAATTTTATATTTTTAAACTTGGTTTAATTTTTTGGTTTAAAATTTCTCTAATAATCAATGATAGTGTACATTATATAGGAAAAAATTTTTTAAACTCGGTTTAAAATGGTTTAAAATTATTCCTTCATGTATTTGTATATCATTTGGAGTGATACGCCTAAAATTTCAGCTATCTTCTTTTTATCCAAATCAGGATTCGATGTGTACATTTCTAAAAATTTTTCCTTATTCGTCTTATTTTTAGAATTATAAATTACATCCTTAATCTCTTTATGTTCAATCGAATTTACTTTGACTTTCTTTGCCATTTGAATGAAATACTTGGATAACTTCTCAGCCTTTAAAATTGCGTCTTTATTTACAATGTAAGGGTCTTTATGCTTAATATCCATGAAGTAGTCTAAAATGTGTATTAAAAGCGCAAATCGAGGGATATAACTTTTTTGTTTTGGTAGCATACTTTTCATATACTCGTTTTCGTCGTCTGAATTTTGCACATTGGTAATGTCGTTGAATATTCTTTGCCACTCAATTTTAGCTTTTGCATCCATTTTAGCATTCTTAACAAGGATTTCAGCATCCTGGTCGTATTCAATCAAAGTGAATTTAACATGCTCATATATTCCTATTATAAACGTCTCATACCACAATAACGTAGCTTCATGCATTTCGTTTGTATTATAGCTTTCAATCTCTAATTCGGGCATACTTACTAACATCCTGTCAACAAATCCATTTTCTTTATTTTCTGCGGTGTAGGATTGCTCTAATATACCAGGTTGAATGCCACCTAAAACTGGTATAAATGGTTTTTCAACAAACGAGGATTTTGCGGTCTTTCGATTCATGCTTACACTCTTACCACTCCATGAGCTTAACCAAAATTCTAGGTCTGATCCCGCTCGATACTTATTCATGTCTTTGAACCAGCCAGCAAGTTCATCTTTGAATACCCCGACTGCATTTTTTGATTCTTGATGTAAATCGACTAAGGCTTCTAAAGTGATATCATTGGCTATGAATTGATTTTTTATAGGCTTTTTGGTTTCTTCTTTTTGCTTTTGTTCATCTGCGGTTAACTTCGAATAGGCTTCGTATTTATCATATTGCTTAATGTACTCTTTAATTCTCTTTGAATTGATTTTTTGAAGTGGATAAATTATATTGCTAATACTTGGAGTTTTACCTAGGCCCGCCTTACCAACGATGGCAATCCAAACGTTGCACGTTTCATACCATCCACGCTTAACCTCGATTTGAATTGAATTGCCGACAATAACTGAAAGCAACCATAACATTGAACATCCCATGTAATCAATCGAGCTGTCTAAAGTTTTATTACATTCAATCATGTACTCTTGAATATCTTGCGGGAAAATGTCAATAGGGAAATTCAAATCGTCTGCATTGATATTTATTATTTCTTTATCTTCAATGGCTTTCTTTTTAGTTACGATACGACTTCCAAATCCTTGAATGTATAAATCCTTTGCGGCTTCTTTATAATTACCATTATGATTCTTTATTGCATAGGCACTGAAAGGACTAATCAGTTTTTCGTTTGGGTATATGGTTCCTGTCGAAAATAAGTACATACAATTTGAATTACGATAAACATAACCACTTTGCACACTTGTAGCTCCATGGCGCAAAATAATGTAATGGTTTGCAAGTTTCTTAACTATCTTGAAGTCACTACCAATAACATCAAATATGTCGGTTTTATCATTATAGTCTTTCCACGGAGTGATTTCGTTTTCTGCATACTCTTTAACTTGCTTCTTTTCAGGTTGTATCGTTTCGCTATCTTCAACATAGTTGTACGTCTTACAAATGTCCCAAAGTATTTGCCTATCACGTTCTGTGATACTCTTAATTTCAAGATAGTCTAATTTGCTAATTTGATTATCATAAACTACAACATAACCGCCTATTCCACGTGATTCGATTACGCATTCTTTATGTCCTTTTAATTTTGCAATCTTTGAATTACCTACTATCGTATTGCATTTATAAAGTATATGATAACCTTGGTTTTTAGTCTTGTAAATAACAAACTTCAAATCAAAGTCATCAATGTTTGATTTTAAATATTCGTGAAGCTCATTCCAAAAATTAGTTTGTTCCGGCAAAGTTGCAAAAACTTTCAAGTCCACGTCAATTACTTCAATGTTATTGTAGCCAGTAATTAATGCAATATTAGAAGTCGCTTTCATTTGCTCCCCGCTTTTCAGCATGATACCGCCATTATAGTTGTATCTATTTGCAAATTCCTCTTTTGATAGTGGTGTTTGTTGGTTTGGTTTCCAACTGAAATTGGCTTGTTTGTTTTCGCTTAAAGTTGCAAGTGATAAACCACTTTCAAGTAATCTAAGACAACGGTCTAATGTAATCATAATTTAAAAAAATACCCTCAAATTAAAAATGAACCTGGTACGTTGCATTTAAAAAATGAGGGCAGTGAAAAATTTTTAATATAGGTACCAGCTATATTTTCGATTCAAATTTACATATTATTTTTTGACTTAAAACGGCAAGTCATCGGATCCAGCCTGTAATACTCTAACATCTTCAACCTTGCCGCCTTGATATTTCACTTCGCTGGTTGGTATTGGCTGGTCTTTAGTTCCTACATTTATTTTACCATCCGTCCAAAATACTTTGCCATTACCAAAATAATACTTGTTAACCTTTGCATCTCGTTGTTCTTTGGTTTGTTCTGCAAAGAAGCTCACATTTTGACCGTATTGGTTTGATTGGTC